AAGACCTGCGCCGCCAATGCCTTCAAGGGCTATAAGATGAACTTCTGCGAGTGCTTCAATAACCATTACGCCAACTAATTACTAATCAATATAGGAGACAAAAAAATGATTGCACACTATTACATCAGCTACAACGAGAACCCCAAGACGCTGGCTCGTAAGGTCAGAGAGACGATGACGGTCACGGTGAGGAACGCACACCAGAAGGCTCACCAAGAGGAAGTCAACGAAGACACCATGTTCCATCTGTTCGGCGGCGACACCATGCCGCTGGCGCAATTCCTTGAGAAGTATGGAGCAGAAGATTAAAGGCCGCAAGCCCAAAGGCAAGGAAACCCGCAAGGCGGTGACCTTCCGCCTGCAACCATCGACGAAGGAAAAGATCGAGGTGGCTGCGATCCTTGAAGGATGCAGCCAGTCGGACATCATCGAGAAGATGGTCCACTCGCTCCTCGACTAATCACCGACCCAAACACCACCAAGGCGACACCCGAAAGGATGCCGCCTTTTTTCGTGCCTGCCAATTAAGCCCGCCGAAAACCGCTTATTTTTCCGTCAACACATAAAACCCTATATTTCAGCATTGTAACGGCTTTTTCTCTGTATAAGTGTAACCACTTGAGAAATGGCTGAAAACCGCGTACTTGGCATTTTTCCCCGTCGGGCCTCGAAACGTGGCCTGCCTGAGCCTACCGTCACCAATCCGGCGACGGATGGTGCCTTGTTGTATCAGAGCCGCCACACCCACGTGAGCGACGAGAAGGCCATGATGCTGTCGGCGGTGTATCGTGCCGTCGACCTCATCAGCAACGCCGTGGCCATGCTGCCCATCACGCTCTTCGCCAATGGCCGCCGCGTGGACAACGACCTCAGCTACCTAATTAACCACGAGCCGAACTTCATCAGCACCCACTTCCAGCTCTTCAAGACCTTGACCATCGACATCCTGCAACGCGGCAACGCCTTCCTGTGGATTCGCCGCGGACGCGCCACGGGTGCCATCGAGGAGCTGCGATACCTGAAGCCCGAAGAGGTGAAAATCCTCTACAACGAGGAGACCAACCGCAAGCGTTTTGTCATCAAGCACACCGACCAGGAGCTGGATGCCGAGGACGTCATTCACTTTATGAACTACACCACCGACGGCGTGGTGGGCATCTCGGTGCTGAGCAAGGCGCGCCGCTCGTTGGGCATCTCATGGGCAAGCGAGCAGACCGCCGAGAACTACTTCGAGAAAGGCGGAGCGGTGACGGGTGTGCTGGCCTCGAAGGCGATGCTTAACAACAAGCAAAAAGAGGAAATCCGGACACAGTGGAAAGAAGTGATGGCCAGCGAAGACGGAGGCATCGCCATTCTGGGTGCCGACATGACCTTCACACCTATCACGCTGTCGGCATCGGATGCACAGCTGCTCGAAACCCGCCACTTCAACGTGGAGGAGATTGCGCGATTCTACGGAATTTCCCCCACGCTGCTTGGCGACCTGACCAAATCGAGCTACGCCACCTTTGAAGCCACCAGCCTCGACTTCCTCACCAACAGCCTCCAGCCCCGCCTGACCAACATCGAGCAAGAGCTGAACCTGAAGCTGTTGAGCCGCCGCGAGAAGCAGGTGCAAGGGATGCACTTCGCCTTCGAGACCGAAGACCTGCTGCGCTGCACGAAGACCGAAATGGCGGGCTACTACCGCGACATGATCAACAACGGCGTGATGAGCGTGAACGAAGTGCGCCGCAAGCTCGACTTCGAGCCTGTGGAAGGTGGCGAGGAGCACTACATCCAACTGAACATGACCACGCTGACAGGCGTGCAAAACAATAACAACAATGGAGAAGAAAATTGAAATCCGCAACAACCCATCGGGCATCGTGACCCGTGCCGAGGGCGACAGCCGCACCGTGAAGGGGCGCGCCGTGGTCTTCAACGCATGGAGCGAGGACTTGGGCGGCTTCCGTGAGAAGATCGCCCCCGGTGCCCTGGATGGCGTGATTGAGCGTTCGGACATCTTTGCCCTGCTCGACCATCGCCGCGACCGTGGCATCCTCGGACGCTCGAAGCGTGGCGACCAGGTGAGCCTCCGCCTCAACGTGACGGATGCGGGCCTCGACTACGAGTTTGAAGCCCCAGACACCGCCTTGGGCAACGAGCTGCTGTCATGCCTTGAGCGTGGAGAGATTGACGGCTCCTCATTCGCCTTCACCGTGCTGGAGGACCAATGGGAGCGCGTGGGCGACGAATACCAACGCACCATCACAAAGATCGATGAACTCTACGACGTGTCGCCGGTGTACAGCCCCGCGTACAGTCAGACCACCTGCGACCTTCGCGGGCTGGAAACCCTGAAAGCCGAAGAGCGTGCCGCTGAGGAGAGGCAGATTGCTGAAACAAAGCGTGTTGCACTCGGTAAATATATCGCAGACCTTAAATGTAAAATCAACAAAATCATTCAAAAATGAAGAAATCAGACATCAAGAATCGTATCCAAGAGATCGACAACAGACTGAGCGAGCTTCCGACCATCTGCGAGCGCGAAAAGCGTGAGCTTACCGAGGAGGAGACCCGCGAAATGGAAAGACTCACTGCCGAACGCAGCGACCTGAAGCGTCAACTCGAAGACATCGAGCGTGGCGAGGCCCGCGAGGTGCCCAAGGACAAAGGGGAGAAGTTCTCGCTCCTTTCCGCCATCCGCTCCATCGTGAACGGCGGCAAGTTCGAGGGTGCCTATGCCGACGAAGTGCGCGAGATGGCCAAACGCTCACGCCTGGAATACGGAACGGACAGCACTAGCATCCTGATGAAGGCCACCGCGCCCGAACGCCGCGCCCTTGACGGCGTGCTGACCGCTGGCAACAACTTCAGCGCCAACACACACAATGGCGGCCTCGAAATGGTGCGCGAAGACGTGCTGCCCATCATCGAAGCCCTCTACAACTTCACCGTGTTGGAGCGTGCCGGTGCCAACTTCTACAACGGCCTGGTGGGCAACGCCAAGATTCCGACCATGAGCACCATCACCTTTGGCTTTAAGGGCGAGAATGCTGTTGCCGACAACGTGACCCCGACCATCGGCAAGGCTTCGCTGACCCCGCAGCGCCTCACCGGATTCATCTACCTGAGCAAGCAGTTGCTCAACCAGACCAGCGAAGACCTGGAGCGTCGCCTGCGCCTCAACATCAGCCGCGCCATTGCCCAAGCCTTCGAGATGGCCGTGCTGGGTTACGGCACCACGCCTCACAACGGCATCATGAACGGTGCCACGGGCGTCGCTGAGGCCAGCCTGACCTACGACACTGTGTTGGGCCTTGCCGAAGCCGTCTACACCGGCAACATGCGCCCGACCTTCATCGTCAATCCCGGTGCCGCCCGCGTCCTGAAGCAGAAAGCCCGCCTGCCTTACGGCAACTCCGCCATCATGGTGGACGGCCAAGTGGACGACGAGCCGACCTTCATCACCAACAGCCTGGTGGGTGCCGCCAGCGGCACGACCGGTGCCATCGCTTGCGCCGACTTCAGCCGTCTGCATGTGGGCACCTGGGGCGACCTGCTCGACATCACCGTCGACCCGTACACCCGCGCCAGCTACGGCGAGATTGTCCTGACCTTGAACTACTATTGCGACTGGGCATGGGATGCCGCCAACGGCACAGCCTACGCCGTCCGTAAGATCACTGCCGCCTAAACCCATCAGCCATGGCTTACGTACAACTGCAAGAACTGAAGCACCACCTGCGCGTGGAGGTCTCTGAAGATGACAACTATCTTCAGAATCTCATCGACGTTGCTGAGACTGCCATCGCCAACGAGCTTGGCAAACCCCTGGAATACTTCCAGGACGGCGACAAGCTTCCCAAGCCGTTGTTGCAAGCCATCATGATCCAGTGCGGCGACCTTTACAACAACAGGGAGAGCGTGGCCTTCGCCACACCCAGCGAGGTGCCACGCACCCTCACCTACCTGTTGCAGCCCTACAAGAAGTATGACGCCGGTCTTTCGACCGATGATGACGGGGAGGTGGCGCCATGACGAGGAGCGGATTGCTCAACGAGCGGATTGTGGTGTATGAACAACACACCTACTTTGACAACCACGGTGCTGTGGTTTCCGAATTGGAGCCAATCGGCAGTTACTGGTGTCGGGTGATCCACGCCAACCTCGACAGGAGCGAGAGCGACGTGGAGCGTGTGGTCTACAACCCCAACATCCGCTTCGAGCTTCGAGCCTCGGTGCCTATCGCCGTCAACAACATCATCGAATACAACGACATCAAGTACGTCATCACCATGATCGACAAGAACAAAAACCGCGACATCCAAACCATCTACGTCGAGCGCTATGAGTAACGCCTCAAACATACAATTCGATGCCAGCCGCTTCTACGACTTTGTGGCCCAGATGGACCGCAAGGCCATCAACAAGGCGGAGCGCGATGCGTTGCGCAAGAGCGTGGGCGTGACAGCCAAGGCCACGCGCCGCAACCTGCGGGCACGCTGGCCCAAGTCGTCGAGCACACGCGGTGGCGGCAGGCCTTCGGCGGGCGTCGTAGCCAACGTCCAGAAATCCACCGGCGGCCAATACTACGGCCAGGTGCATATCATGGGCAACGGCCGTGATGGCTCGCGTGGCTACCTGTTGCGCTTCTTCGAGAAGGGCACAGTGGACCGCTTTGCGAGGGTGCGCAGCCGTGCCTACCGCGGTCGCACCGCCGACGAGCTCCGGTCTTCGGGGATGGGCTTCCGTGGCCGCATCAAAGGCTTGTGGTTTTTCCGCGATGCCGTGGCCGCCACCAAACAGGAGGTCTTCAGTGGCATCGAGGACCGCATGGAGGACGCCGTGGTGAAGCAATGGGCCAAGTCAGCCGCGAAAGGAGGCCAGCTATGAAGATAGACATCAGCCACCGTCTCGTGTCGGAGCTCAACGTCGGATGGCTAACCGGCAAGATCTTCCCGTGTGTGGCCATGTTCGACACCGACACGCCGTCTGTGCCTTACCTGGTTTATCAGCGCACGGGCGCCGAGTTCGACTACACCAAGGGGCTCTATACCGGCGACGCCACGCATCACTATTCGTTCAGTATCTATTCGGATCATTACGACCAGACGCTGACGCTTGCCAAAATGGTTATCGACAAGGTGTTGCATTTGTCATACTTCGAGACCGACCAGGAAGGCTTCCGCTACGGCCCCGTGCAACTCGTTGACATCAGCGAGGACTACATCGATGGCCTGTTCGTTCAGACATTACAATTCGATATTCAAACAAAGGAGGTACTCAATGAACACTATTAAAGGAGAAAACCTGATGATCTTCGTCCGTGAGGGCGACCTCTACGGCAACGCATCCAACGCCATCGTCGCCTTGGCACTGGCCACCACTTGCAGCCTCAACTTCAACGTGGACAGCTTCGACGCCACGAGCAAGGACAGCGGCAGCTGGCAGGCATCGCTCCCCGGCATGAAGTCGTGGAGTATGTCGACCGACAACCTCTACTGCCCTGCTGCCGACAAGCTGCTGGCCTTGGCCATCAACCGCACCACGCTGAAATTGTACTGGATTCCAGCCGAGAACACCGAGGCGTTGAACCAGGTGACGCACGACCCCGCGCTGACCGTGGACGGCAACACCTACATGTACTATGCAGGCGACGCCTGGATCAACAGCTACACCGCCAACGCAGCGAACAACGAGGCGGCTAACTACACGGTCAACTTCACCGGCACGGGCGCCTTGGTGCCGAGCGACACCCTGCCCACGGTTGGCATCGGCGTGAGCCGCACCAGCCTCGGCATCGCCCAGGGTGGCAGTGCCAACGTGGTCGTCACCAACGCCACCGGCGCGCTGACCGCCACCACGAGCAACACCAAGGTCACCGCCACCATCGCCAACGGCGTGGTCACCATCGCCGCTGCCGCCGACTGCCCCGCTGGAGCCTACATCGTCACCATTGCCGATGCGGGCACCGGAACCAAGGCCTACGTCTTTGTCACCGTGGCGGCTGCGTAGAGCATCATGCAACAATAGCCAGAGGGCGGTGGTAGCAAGCCGCCGCCCTTTTTTATAAACCTCATAAAGCACACACACAATGAAAACAAATATCACAGGACTGATCCATGAAGGCGGCAAGGTAATCGGCCCCATCGAGGCCACCACCCGCCACATGACCATCGAGATCGTCGGCGAGACCGGAACCATCACGGGAGCGAAGAGCGTCAACGGCGAGGCCTTCACCGACGTGGACACCTACAACTTCACCGGCCCTGTCGAGACCTTCGACATCGACGTCAACGTAGCCGGAACATCTATTCAACTCACAACCACGGGCAGCTTCACCTCTGCCTGGCTAATCTTGGAGGGTTGAGCCATGAGCGAGAAAGGACTTAATTTGAAAATGAATACTATG